ACAAAAATAGCCGCCCAAAATCCGGACGGCTATTTTTTTAAGCTATACCTGCTATCGCGGACGGTTGTACCCTCATAGCACTTAATGATCTGGTAATCGGAATCTGCCAGCGTTGCTTTCAGATCCTCAATCCGCCTCCTCATAGCCTGGAGATCGGGCACCACCTCATAGTGATATGAGATAGTTTCTCCAGCATCATAAGGAATGGCAGTCACCATGTAGCCATCATCGGCTTTGCGGATCTGATCATCATCAATCCGCTCCAGGGGCTTCCACCCTGGAGGCAGATCATTAATCTGATCCTCCACGGTGTAAACCTTAGTTTCCAGTACCCCAGTATCGGGGTTTCTTTCCTGGAATGTGACTGGCTCCAGGGCTTTCACCCTTAGATAGCCATCATTATCTATAAATCCGTATTCTACCATAACTTAGATTATTCGTTACCATTTCCATGCAGATACCAGCCACGCCTCTTTTTTAGTCGTGGTGTTTCCAGAGGTGATATAACCGATCGTGAACACAAACATTCCAGCTCTGCCACAACCAAAATCGTAGTATTCGTTTTCGGTATTATCATCATAAATGTGGTGCCCAGTCCTGGGGCGTACCCTCATGGTGCCAGTCCACCATTGTTTCACCCAGACAACTTGCCCCTCTTTGGGATTTGCTGGGAGGTAAACAATAGAGGTATCAGAGGTGTAGCCTATGATCATAGTATCGGCAGCATTCAGATATACCGTTTGCTTGGTGCCAGATATAGCTCTCTTGCCCAGTGTCAGACCTCCAGCATAGAGATCATAGAAGAATCCTCCGAATGCTGGTGCAGTCCCAGAGTTGGATGCTTTTCCATACACGCCAGCCACAATGGTTTCCAAAGCATTCAACTGCCAATCCCTTTTTGCGACATTGGCAAACCCCAGACCGACAATAGCCCCTCGGTGGGTGTAGCCAGAGGAGGCTGGCATTGCATTGGTACCAGCCAGGTTTGCAAAGATGCCGTTTGGAGATAGGTAGGCAGTACCAGTAGAATATGAGGGAGAGTTTTTGGCTCGTACCTCCAGCATACCCTGGCTGGCATTCAATTTAATGATCGTGCCAAAGTTATTCATTGAGTAGCCTCCTCCGTCATTGGCACTCTCTATGAGGATTTGAGCTACAGACGCATCCAGAGTGATCTTGTTGGAGCCAGAGAGTGTTGATACAATCTTACCTCCAGACATAAACCAATCTCCGATATTGGCACCCTCCGCCAGGAGTAGGTTGGTTGCGATAGTTTCAAACTGGGCACCAAAAGTATTCCATTTTCCAGTATTTGTGGGGGCGATATTGGAAAACTCTCCAGCGTCAATCCTGGCAATGTAATAGATGTTGTTATACTTGACAGCATCCAGACGGCGTGAATTGCCATAGTAGGTTTTGCTGCTACTGTAGGCACCCCTATACACCAGCACTGGACTATCTCCTTTTGTCCCAGGATCTCCCTTGTCACCTTTATCTCCCTTATCGCCTTTTTCTCCAGTGACGCAAATTGCAGCTGTGGTGGTGGATGTGCCGTTGGTATATGTGATCACGGATCGTGTCCAGATATACCAGCCGCTTTTCCAGGTTGGACGTACCGTACTCCACGATCCATTGAGCAATGAGGTTGCAGAGCTGGAAAGATAGTATTGCTCAACTATTGAGGATATACCGACACCAGTGTTACCAGTTCCTCCAGTGATACACGCTGGTTTGGTGTAGCTGGTGGTATTATCGGAGTAAATAACCTTTGTTCGGCTCCAGATATACCAACCGTTTTTCCATGCTGGGGCATTTGTATTCCAGCCAGTAGTGGGAGCAACACTATTGGATTGGCTCTGGGCGTATTCGACATCAGCACTCATAACACTTACACCAGGTTTCCCATCCTTGCCGTCATAAGGACTTACACGGATAGGATCGCTCCAATTCTGAATGAGCTTATCAACATTCCCATTCATCACGGCAATAATATCAGATACTGGTAGAGCACCCATAAGTAAACGCACATCATCAAAATACAATGTGCTTGCCCCAAACATATCATCATCGTAAATACACCATCCAACGAGCATTTCATTTGTAGTACCAGTGCTCTGTATTACACCATTTTTATAAACAGTCACAGAATTACCACTGAAACGAAAAGCAAGGTGGATCCATGTATTTGCCTGGAGATTGATATTTTGCTCAGTATAATCACGCCCATTGTAGCCATTGATCATCCACTTTATTTGAGTCTTATTGATCTTTATCCAGAAACAAAGTGTGAAGTTTTCTCCAAAAGGCAGATCATAAGGGATCCTGGCATCAGCTCCATTATTTAAGCTCACAGCAAACCTGGAGCCATCTTGTATTATAGATGCTCCATTGTATAGAGTTGCATTATAGCCATTCCCCGAATTGTCAGCTACAGATCCAGCAGTCACGGGTATATAGAATTTAGTTTGATCTACCAATGTTGATTTTTTAGACATAGTACACCAAACATATTCCATCGTACCAACTGTAGGCATTGTTTTACTCCAGCCAGTAGGATTCGTGGCGGTTTTATCCAGAGCAGGAGGCTCCAGGGTTGAACCGTTCTTTGCATACCGATACTCATAGTATTCTCCAGCAGCAGCATCAGCACCGCCCACGCCAGCACCGCCCCTTATGAGGCTCCAGGTGTAATCGGCTGGGTTGCTACTGTCATACTCCTGGAAGTCGGTGTATTGTCCGATATAGCTGCCAGGATCCTCTCCGTTGTTTGCAGTGAACGACAAACCGCCATCATTTGAATACTTGATATGGAGATAGGTGGTTTGCCCATCCTCTCCCTTGATTTGCCCCACATTCTGCCAGTTGGTACCATCCCAGATATAGAGGTTATCCCCTATAATATAGGCATCGCCCTGGGTGTTGCCAGTCATAGGCAGCTTTGAAACGCTGTCAGTGGAGCCTTTGATCGTGATGCTGGTACCATCAGCACCCCTTACCCTTATCGGCTCTCCCCAGGTTCCAGATTCAGCGTTTTTGGCAGACTTGATCGACATCCAGATCACGGATTCAGTGGATGTTGTGTGCCAGCCTCCAGTGGTACCGTTGCCAGTAGGTTTCTGGGGCTTTTCCTTACCGTCATGGTAGGTGTAATAGATAGAGTTCCCTTGCTCTCCAGCAGCTCCCTTTGCCACAATGCTCCAGTAAACGCTGTTTGTCGGAGCGTTGCCCATTGACGGTTCGGGATTGATATAGCGATAGGTGCAAGTTTCTCCGTTGTGGGTATATGTTACCTCATCCCCCTTATAATAGATATAGTTGGGATTGTAGGTGCCACGGAAAACTCCCAGCTCGGAGGTATCGCCACTACCAGAAAGCACACTCACATTTCGGAGCGTGATACGGTTCCTTGCAGTCACATTCCAGTCAATGCTGCTGGCAGCGTCACCTATCCTAAAGCGGTTCCCATCCAGATCCAGATAGCACTCCCCATCGCTCGTTACGATCTTGCCAGTGGTAATGGTGTTGCCGTTGATCCTGGTAAAACCGTATGTAGTGACAAAATCACGGAAATTATCACCCTCTCGGAGCGGAGAAAGTATGCCCACCTGGAAATAGTAGTTATTGGGATCATCCTCTGGCTCAAAGCGGAGCTGTTGCTGTGTCAGAAACCAAACGCCAGTATTTCCACTCTTGGAGCACTTTGCAAAGAGGTAATATCCGCCTGGGCTACCTAACGTGAACTCGCTGGCTCCCATATTCCAGTGCATGATCGCATCATCGTTGATCGTAAGGTGTGAGAGCACACCAGCGGAGGCATCGAAACGGTTAGGCAGACCGCCCACATTTGCCTGGAGGATCACATCCGTAAGCACAAACTGTTGGCTCTTGGATCCAACAGTGAGCATATTGGTATCAATGGAATTGGGGCGAATGTTATCCGTGTCAAAAAAGCCATCGGTATCATACACCATATTCCTTAGATCCTCGGTTGTACGCCAGCCCCTCCTTGCCTTATTGAGATCTCGGAGGCGGTTGTTTACAATGATTTGCTCATGGTTGATCACATCTATAACCGTCTGGGCAGCTACAGAGATTTTGGTGGTGTCGGATAGGGTTAGGGTGTAGTCTTGATCCACCAGGAGGTTTCTTACTACTTTCTGGATCCTTATGCTCTTTTCAATGCCGAAACGCACATCCTTGATAGGCACATAATCGCCCACATTGAAAATGGAGGTTTCAGCATCGGAGGGGGTGTTGTCAATGAGATACTTTCTATCCAGTGTCAGATCATACTGTGCCCTGGCTTGTTTCATCCCATCAAAATCCTCCTTGCCAGCATACCATAGCTCCTCCTCCGCATCATCCTCATAGGACTTAGGGAGGTTGATTTCAGTAATGGTGTACTTATCGCCAGTTCTGATACGGTATGCCTCGGTTTCAGCAGTCGGGATAGTCAGACCTCTATTGTCGGTATAAGGTTTCAGCGTGAATGTGTTGGAGGAGTGATCATAGGCAGCCAGCTCAAACTGTTGCCCAGCCAGCAGCCCAGAGATAAAATTGATCTTTGCCGATACCTCGTTGATCAGATATTTGGTGCCGTTGGCATCTTTCTCTGTGAGGTCAAAATCCATTGTATCATCAACGAATGAATTTATATCACCCTCCACCAGTGCAGTCACTTCTCCAGTGCGTCTGGGATAGATGTTATCATACTGGGCTGTGTCCTCATCACTTCCCAGGGCTTCACGCAGATCAGCATCCTCAATGAAACGGTCGTTGTCATTGAGAATACCTATCATTTCACTCTCTGCCTCAATCACGGTGCCATCAGCCAGAGTGTGCTTATGCTTATTCAATCGCCTGGGGAAAGGGAGTTGCAACCTCTCCGAATAGTTGCGGTAATCAGCACGGATGTTGGTGGTGCCTCCCTCAATCCAGAGCCTCGTTTTGATTGACTTATCATCAATCTTTTTCTCTTTGAGGGTATATAGACCATTGCCTTTGCCCCACTCAAAAAACTCCCTACCTCCAGGAGGCACGATCTTTGCCCCAAACTTTCCTATATGGATAGTCCTCACTCCGTTTGCCTGGGAGATCTTAAACTCCAGCTTAAAGTTGCTTTCGCTACAGAGTGACTGGAGCACTTGGAGGCAGTTCTGTTTGGAAAATTGGATCGTGATAGGATCCGTGTCTGGGCAATTATCCTCATCAAAAGCCCACAACCCAGGATAATCCCTATTAAGGTTGTAGATTATCACCTTAACAAAATCCTTGATAGAGTATGTGAGATCAAATGTGGATCGGGTTGATTTGCCGTTTGCATCGCAATCACGGTATTGAGTTTTCATCAGCTCATACATAACGCCATAGAAAATGGCATCAGACTGGTAATGATCCTCGGAGATCAGATCTCTGTTTACGGTGGTGCGAATAGTATATTCATTCCCTCCGATAATGATCTTATCGCCTTTCTCAAAGCTGATACACTCGGAGGAAATGATTGAAAGTTGCACGTTATCATCCCCCATCAGAGCGGATGTTAGCGTGGCACTCTTTAAGGCGCAAAAAGGCTCTCTGGAGAAAAGAGGGATCTTCTCTCCAGATCGCTTGATTATTTCAAAAGATCCCATATCACTATTGCATTGGTTGAAAATGCCTCTATATCCTCGATCACGCCAGTGATTATTATATCATACTCTCCTGGCTTCTCATAGGTGTGCTCAACGGTTTTCTGGGTGCCACTCACATTGTAGGTGTGGGTGCCATCTCCCCAGTAGATGTTGAGATACTTGCTGGAGGTCACTGTGACGGAGGCTTTCGTGTTTGCAGTAGTTCCTATGTGCCTCAACACACGTTTCACTGGCTCATCCTCCACCAGGGAGAGTGAGAATGTGCCCACCATGAGATCATCATTGTATTGCCCCCAGGTTTTCTCCACGTTCACGCCATCCAGCAGCTCTACCTCATAAACCAGGGGCTTTGTTTTGAGGTGTGGCACACATTTGAGGCGGTGGTTTCCAGCCCCATCAAACATGGCAAAGAAACGCTGTACCCACTCCACAAAGGCGGATCGGCTGGAGGCATAGATAAAGCACTCCAGGGTTATGTTGCGCTCCTTGTACCTGGGGCGTTTCTTATCCCTTACTATGCCGTGGTAGTTATCCCATTCCACGTTCAGCACCTCTTTGCGAGCCAGGCGATCAAACAAGCCCTTTGCTTGTGATACCTCCACGCCAAACTCCTTGAAGTTGAAACCGTCAATGTAATACTCTACATCATCCCTGGTATTCTGGAGCGTAAGCACCTCCCTCTCCGAAAGGGCACGGTTATAGAGCAGCACGTTATCCATGATCACGTTGCTGCCAGCCAGATCATCATCACAGAGGGCAAACCCATTGGGGGTGCCAGAGATCGCCCCAGTATAGACAATGCTTGCATTGAGATACACCGTAAGGATATTGCCAGATTTCACGAATGCCAGAAACTCTCTTTTGTTCGGAGTAACCTGGATCCACTTCTCAATGAATTTCTCAACACCAGGTGAATTTAGCACCCAGCCGATTGACTTGTGAGGTGTTTTGATCCAGAGTACCAGCGTGAAATTGGAGGTGAAAGGAATAGCCTTTGTAGTGATAGCCTCTCCCTCTCCCTTAATGGAGAGAGCTTTGCCAGCATCCGTATCTTTTATGAGTTTAGCATCGCCAGAGAGCGTTGCATCGGCTCTACTCTGGGAGTAGTCGTAAGCCTTTGATCCGTCTGGATCATGGAAAGGCAAATGAAGTATGAGGGAATTATCTATCATATCAGTAGGTGTTTTTATTATGTTTCTTAATCTCAACCCCAGAGCCGATCACCTCAACCTGGGCGTTGCCATATAGATTCACTATAACCTGGGCATCACTACCAGCCACGGCAATCACCAGGTTAGAGTTGTCAAAGGCATCTATTGTCACATAGGCATTATCGGACACGTTCACGGCTCCCTGGGAGTTGTGCCTGGCAAAGATCCTGGAAACGGCAAAACCATCATACTCCAGGAGAGCCTTGCAGTCACCATTGAGCACTACATCTGGAGCGTTGCTCAATTTCACCTCATCATCCACGAATACACCGTATGGCTCACATGATCCCTTGAAGTGATCACGCAAAAAATCCAGTGTGGGGTAATCCTCGGAGATACAGAAATCAATGCCCTTAATGTAGAGAGCTGCCAGATCCTCTACAGACATTCCTTGCTGGAGTTTCATCCTCCACGGTCTGCATAGCCCCTTTGCGGTGCCATCTTCTTTGAGTTGGGTTATTAAGTTCATAGCGTTACGATATGCCCTGGGATAGCAGGGAGTTGTTATTTTCCAAATTTTTGATAGTCGTATGAATGGCATCCAGCTTTTCAGCGGTTGCCTTGGTGTTCGCTGCGATCTCCGCCTGGAGCACCAGAGAGGATCGACCGATAGAGATCATTTCACTCTGGTTTATTACAATGGCATTGGCTCTGCCAGCCAGCACATCCGCTTGCTGATCACTCATGCCCTTGATCGCACCTTTCAGAGGATCATCCTCTTGCTCTCCAGCCTCATCCATATCCTTAATCCAATCGCCAATGCCCTCCAGAGCATTGTTAAATGTTTCGCCAGCAGCATTCACCATAGCCTCAAACTTGGACTTTTCCCAGGGATCCAGGGTGCCATCTTCCATAGCACTCCCCAGGAATTGTACAGCCTCATCTATAGCCTTAGCCAGGAATTGCCTTTTCAGAGCCTCCACAACGGCATTTTTAAGCACCTCCTTAGTCTTGGCACCCAGAGCCTCCGCTGCATCCTCTCCCTGGCAATATGCCTCTACCAGAGCATCAGCAAACTCATCAATGGCGGACTTGGTATCAGTACCAGCCAGAGTTTCCATCATGCTCCGCTCCATATCCTCTAACTGGGTATCTATATCCTTGATAGCCTCCTCCCATTCAGCAATCTTATCCCAGTCGGTTTTCTTTTTGCCTTTCTCCGCCTGGATTTGCTGTTTGATCAGCTCTTGCTGTTCTTTGAGGTTCTGTTTCTGCATTTCATAGAGCTGGAACATATCACCTTTGTTGCCCTCTTTCTCCAGGGCATATTTCAGCTCCTTGATCTGTTTGGTCAATCGGGCATACTCTACGAAATTCCAACATTGAGCAGCAACAACGGCTTGCTGTTCCAGGGCTGCAATCTGATCACGGATCGCATTGAGCCTCTTTTCATGTGCCTCCTTTTCCTCATCGGTAAACACCCAGTAGGTTTGCTCCGCTGCGTGTTGCATACGGTCAAAGGAGTTGGAGAGGGCATCAATGTTACGCTGGATATTCTGGATCCTTTTCTCAATCTTTTCATCATTGTTGAAAAGCCCGGCAATCCAACTGATAGCCTGGAGTGCAATGGATATGGCTGTAAGGATCACGGATCCCTTTTCAGCAGATTTAATGGCAGCAGACATGGCGATACCAGCCATCGCAACACCCTGGATCATTTCCATAGTAGCCTTGCCAGAATCACCCAGGAGATCATCCAGCACACTACAACTGGCAATGGCATCATTCACGAAATCGAAACAAGCCTCTGTAGATTTTGAGAGGTTTTTCCAGTCGGTTTTGATTTGCTTGGAGGTTTTCTTTGAGCCATTCTGTTGTGTTTTGAATACCTCTCTTAGAGAGTTGCCCAGAGCCTTGAAAGGGTTTACATCCAGGATCTTGCTCTTTGCCTCATCCAGCTTTTCCAAAACGGCTTTCAGATCGGCTGGATTGAGTTTCAGATCGGCTGTGTTGAGCTTATCCTGGATCTCCCTTACCAGCTTATCTATCTGTTCCACTGTGAGGGCATCCAGATCCGTAAAGAGGTTTTTCCAGCTTTCGCTCTGCATGAGGAATGAGGAGTTCAGAGCCGATAAAGCCTCATTCTCCGCCTGGTTGATCTGTTTGATCCTCTCCTCATCATTGAGGCGTTGAGCCTCCGCCCTTAACAGAGCATACTCATTCTGGATTGAGGTTTTCTGTTCCTCAAATGTTCGGAATTGAGTGAGCACCCGATCCTCCAATTCTTGCTGGTTTTTCTCATCCTCCTGGGAGAGGAAAAGATTGGCAGCAGCAATATCATCCTCCGACACCAGCCCAGATTTACCATTTGCCAGTTTCTCTTTAGCAGCAGCAATCGCCTCCAGTTTTTCTGCCAGAGTTTGAGCCTGGTTGATAGTTCTGGTTACGCTATCCTTGAAAAGATCCATAGCAGATTTGGCACCAGAGATCTCCTTAACCTGGAGATCCAGGGTAAAGAGTTGCTGTTGCTCCCCATCTGTAAGGGTTTGCCCAGAGGTTTGCTTATCTTTGAGAGCCTGGATCTGTTTATCCAGATATTCCTTATAGGAGGCACCGCTGGTTAAGAGTGTGGCAAACTGTTTATCGGCAACATCTTTACCCATATTCTCAACCCACCTCCAATAGAGCTGGTATTGCTTTTTCTTTTCAGCTATCTCCGCAATAATGAGGGCTTGTTGCTCTCTCTGGTTGCTTTGTTCAGCCAGAGTTCTACGATCAGCAAACCCCTGGGTTTCGCTTGCTGTCAAACCACCCTTTCCTGCCTTTTTCCTGGCATCTGCCAGTTCTTTCTCCTCTTTTTTGATAGCCTCTATTTGTTCTTTGAGCTGGAGATCCAAAAGAGCCTTTCGTTTCTCATATCCATCCTCCATAATGGCAATACGAGCCTCCTCCAGGCGTTTTGCAGCCTGGAGCTGTTTCTGCAATAAGGTTTCGGCATTCCTGGCAGCGTCATTGCTACCAGAGCGACCACCACCCCTACCTCCTCGACTGCCTTTGCCAGTGGCGGTGGAGAGCTTCTTTTCCAGAGTGGTTATCTGGTCATTATAAGTTTTCCATGCCTCGCTACCCAGTTCTGCCTCTCCACGGAGCTTTTTGAGGTTGCTGATCTCGGAGTTAATGCCATTCTCGGTATTGAGGTTATTTTGTTTGCCAGAGATTTGAGCGTTAATATCGGCTAACATCTGCATTGCATCTTGATAGCCATAAACCTTAATATCCAGTCCTACCTCTTTGCCATCCAGTTTACTTGCCATATCGTGCAACTCCTCCAGAGAGAATTTGGAGAGATCCACTTTCGGGATCACCTCCTCAATACTATCTGAAAGATCCAGTATTGCATTAGAATCTTTCTTTACTGAATCGGCAGCTTTGTTGGCAGCCTCACACTGGCTGTCAAATGCTTTTCGTGCCTCTATTGCCTGGTCTATGATACCTCCCTTTTCGGAGAATACATCATAATACATATCATCCAGCCAGGAGTAATCAGTAATAAACTGAGCGTGTTCCTTATCTATGCCAGCATCGACCAGTATATTAGTAATACGCTGTCGGAGTTGTGCTTTAGCTTTTTCCAGTTTCTCTGGATCCAGGTTTGCCATTTCTGGCAGCTTATCCTCAATCACACCTCGGATCTGATCTGCCAGGGCTGCTGCATTAGCTTGTAGATCCTCGCTGTCAAAAGAAAGCCCCCACTTAGCATTATAATGGTGAGCACCTTTCATCTCATTAAAGATCTTTCCACCAATCTCATCCAGAGCCTTTGCATAATCCTCGGATAATTGATTAAGAGAGTTTGCCCTTTGCCTTTCAGCATTCTCTTTCTTAATGGCAGCCTCAATACGCTTGTGGGCATCCTCTATATCCTGGAGAGTGCTTTCCTCTCCCAGGAGTGCCAGTTTATACTCTGCCAGCTTTTTGTTTACCTCCTCCAGAGCTTTAGAATATGTTTTTGTGCCCTTTTCGCCAGCCTGGAGCACACCGAATAGAGCGGAGAGGTGCCCAGCTTGTTTCTCTCCACTTTCTCCAAAAGCATCCATGCTCTTTGAGGCATCATCGGCTGTATCATCCAGGAGCATGAAAGCACTTACCACCAGCCCGATCAGAGAGAGAATGGCAGTAAGGGGATTTGACACACACGCAGCCCACAACGCTTTGATAGCGGTTGTAGCCTTATTGGTTGCTGTAGCCAGGATCCCCTTTGTGACAGCCTGGGCTTTTGTGGCAGCAGCATCAGCAATGGCAGCGGTTCTGCCTTGCACTGTTGCAGCCGTTTCAAGCTGTTTCTTTTTGGTGTAGAAATCCGTCTGGGCTGCCAGGGCTGCCTTTCTGGTCATGGACTGGTTATCTATAGCACCAGCCAGCTTTTTCTCCGCTGTAGCGATCCTGGTTGCATCGCCAGACTGTTTCGCCCAGTAAACCTCATATCTGGCAGCCTCAACCGCCTGGGTGGATGCTATGGCGGTTGTTTTGGCTGCCTGGAGTTTCGCAGCAGCCTCCTTAACGCTCAACCTCATGGCATTGAGAGTGGCGTTCTGGTTGGCTACTTTGCCAGCCACCTCTTGCTCCAGAGCAGCACGATATATGGCACTCTTAGAGGTCAGATCCAGCTTGCTCAATGCCTCCCTTTGCTCAACGGAGAGCACACCCATTGCCACCGCCTCATAGTTGGCATTAGAGGCGGTTATATTGAGGTTGGATAGATACTCTTGCTGTTGAACTGTGAGGAGTTGCTGAATCGCATTGATACGGAGTTGTTTTACCAGGTTGGCATTTTCCTCCGCTGTGAGCTGTTGCTGTAGGGCTGCAACGTGAGCCTCCTCCGCAGCGGTCATTGCCTTAGTTTGGGCTGCCACTCTACCAGTGAGAGTTGCATCCAGTTTCATAAGAGCCAGCTTTGCAGATCGGGCTGTATTGTCAATAAGAGCAACACCAGTGTAACCCTTAGTTACAAGTGTCTGGAGCACCACTGCTGCCTTATATGAGCCATAGGCTACAGTTACGGCTGTGAGCACACGCAGAATATCCTCCATGTGCTCCACCAGGTAAGTTGCGCTGCTGATCGCTGTAGAGAATACACCCTCTCCCTTTTCGCCCAGATTATTGAGAGCTGTGTCCCAGGCATCCTCCAGGTTGGAGATCTGCCCAGTAAGGGAGGCGGATTGTTTCTCCATGAGGTTGTAGAACTGACCGCCAGCATTAGTCATTTTGTTGATCACTTCCTCAACCTCTGGGAATCCGATCTTACCAGCCGAAACCATTTCATTGATCTTATCAGCGGTAACACCGTATTTCTCCGCCAGCTCTTTCACCAGAGGAATACCCCTACCAGTGAACTGTCTAACATCCTGTGCATATAGTCTACCTTGTACCATCGTGGTACCATAGAGGTAAACAATATCATTGAGAGGTATGGAAAGCCCAGAGGCAATGTTTCCCAGCCTTACCAGGGTATCATTGACCTTATCGGCAGATACACCATAAGCCATAAGCTGTTTGGCACCCTCCGCAACTCCCATGAGGTCAAACGGTGTTTTAGCTGCTGTCTGTACCATCTGATCCATGAGGGATTTTGCCTTACTCTGGCTCCCTAACATGGTTTCAAAGGCAATCTCTAACTGTTGGAATTGCCCACGCACTTGCACAATGCTATTGAGCAAGCCCATCATGCCTTGCCCTACCAGATAGTATGAGATATATTCTCCAGCCCTCTTAGCAAAGGATTGGAAAACATCCTCAACGCTCTCAACCTCATCAATGGCACTGCTGGAGAAATCTTTGATCCTATTCTCCATTGCTTGTGCCGATACGTTGAAATCGTCAATATCCAGAGTAGCCCTAAAAGCTAATGCACCGTCTATATTTTCCATTATATTATGCCTTTGATATAGTTTTTAATATCATCTTTAGTTTTTAGCTCTCTGTGAATAATTTTTTCTTCTTGAATCGGGTTGCCGTTCTCATCAGTTTTGATCTCCGCTGGTCTTAGACTATCCGCCAGCATGGTTTGGATGTTAAGCCAGGAGATCCCCCAGAGCAAGTAATCGTAAGTCCATCCAAATTTCTTTAGGATCTCTCCACGATAACCCCAGGGGCTATTTAGCCCCTCTACTCTATCAGATCCGCTCTGTCCTCTTTCGGTCTGGTCGTTCCCATCTCCACGATTGATCTGATAGAGGATGTAAAACCCCCAGGGTTCATCATCTGGCTTATTATATCCGATAGCTTTTTGAGCCTATTTACAGTTAGGTGATCCATGAGGAATTTCTGGAGATCCTTAACCTCGGAATTGGGTTTTATGATTGAGGGATCGTTAATGATCGCTACGGCTGCAATCTCCGCCATCAGAGGTATGTACTTAAAGAGGCGTTTGCTCTCCTGGATAGGTTGATCCTGGATCGCCTCCTCATCATACTCTATCTGAATGTAGAGTTTGCGAAGATAGTCTATGGTGCCCAGATACAGCGGTTTGATATGGAATTGGCGTTGATAGATATGTTCCATCGTGGATTTATCCACATTGGGCACATCCGCCTCCACAACATCCCAGCCTTTAGGAATGCGTTTATCTCTCCATACCTTTGCTTTCTTAGGGAATTTCTTATTCCACCAGCGAATGATCCTGGGGGGCTTCACTGGGTAAATTTTCAATGGCACACTGAATTTAACCCCCATCTGTAAGAGGGCATCAATGGCTTTCTCCTCCACCTCCAGACGTTGCTGGCGGTTGAGTTCTACTGGCTGCTGTTGTTCTTTCTCCATAAGCTAAAAGTTAAGCCCCCCATCCTGGGGTGGGATAGGAGGCTTTCCTGGGTTGATTCATCGGGGATCCTTACGCTGTTGTTACGGTGGGATCGCTGAAAGATTCATCCGCAATCAGCTCCGACTGATACTTGATAGTCATAGGTACCAGGCAGATACCCTTTGCGGAGTAGGTGATCTCAAACTTAGGAATGATACGCGCATTGGCACATCCTATCAGCAAGCCCTCCTCTGGCTGCTGCCATACAGCCCATTCCTTGTATGGGAGCTTCCTGGGACGCACCCATTTGCGTTTCCCTTTCTGGGTTTCGTTGGTGATAGTACCACCGAAGTAGCGAGCCATCTGCTCCAGATCGGGATCCATCAGAGAAAGTTGAACATTGGTGGGCGTTTCTCCAGTGAGGGTGATACGCTTGCTGGAGGTTTCCGACTTGTGCTCCGTGATTTCGGGATCGTCATCAACGAGCTGGCAAGTGTCCTGGTAAACATCGCCCAGGTCGAGCCATCCATTGCCATTGGGAGGCATAGAGCCATCCGAAAGAGCCTCATGGATCCAGATTTTTTTAAGACCCATTGTAGATAGTATAGGCATGATTTCTACGTTTTTATTGGTTACACTTTTTATCTCTTACTGTTAGCTCCAGAGCCAGGGAAACAAAATGCTCATCGTGATCTGGTTCCTTGATCGGGGGATTAAGCCTCCCTATATTCCAGTTATAGCCCATCCCCTTTTCATAGTGGTTTTGCAGTATCTCTATAGCCTTTGCTCTGATCTCTATGAGCCGTTTGGTATTGGTTCTCTTTACTGATTTTCCATTCCCTGCCTTGATAGTCAGATCTGGCACATGGATATTCACATTGATTTGACCGAAACGCACTGATCCCTCTCCGTCAATGGTGTGAGGGATCACGATCACATCCTCTTTGGTGTAATCGTTTCGCTCATAGTCCACGCATCCAGAGATCATGGTTGCCAGATCGCTGTTTTGGAGCATCTGGTAAACCTTAATTGCTATTTCCTCGGTTGTTATCATGTTACGTTTCCAAATTTCTCCTTAGCCTTTTGTTTGGCTTTGGCTATCAGTTCTTTTATCGCAATAGGAAAATCTGTTTTAGCTTTGAGTTCCGCTGGGAGGATCACGTTATATCCTTTCGCCTCTACATAGGCAGCATAATTCATTCCAGCTACTATAATGAGGGAGAATGTATTGGGCAAAGAGGATGCTATTTTCATAGCCAGCTTTAATGCCTCCTCCGCACCCTCTCCAGGCTGGTTTGTCGCATCATAGTAAACTATTTCCTTATCCTTAACCACCGCATAAGCGATTGAATTTGTGAGGTTGCCAGTCTGATCGGTGTAGTTGTGGTTATCTTTGGCATACTTAGCCAGGCTTTCACCCAGATATTTCAGAGTGAAAATCGTGGCTTGCTCCAGGCGTTTCTGGAATAGCATAACCTCGTTAAACACATAGCCATTACCGAATTGTGGCACTATCCCCATAGCTCAATGTATTTTCGGTTCAGAGGATCAATACTCTTAATCTCAAACTCATCCTCAAAGCCATCAAAGCCGATAACCTTAACCAGAGTGCCGATAGCAAGTTTTCCACCGTCAAAATGTTTGGGAATAAACACGTTGTAGTTGTAGGTGTATTCTTGCCCATCGGTTCCGATAAAGTGTTTAGCTGGCACCACGTTATCAATCTGGCACTCGCATCCTGGCAGCCAGTCAGATTCTCCCTCGCTGGTGTAAAGCCCAGTCTGGGGATCCCTGGTTGTCTGGGAGGGAGCCTTGAATTGAAATTTACCGTTGTACCGCATAGTTACCAGAGATTTGATCCATCAGTAATTGAGGGGAGATCGACAAAATCATCAGCATCCAGATCGTTTTCAGCACACAGAGCCTTGATCCTTTTCTCCAGCTTATCTACATTGTAGCCCTGGGAGGATTTACCCAGGCTGTCACTGGAAAGCACGATCAATTTTTTGAGTACCTTGATTGCAGCCACGGCAATAGCCTTTTTGTCTGCCTGGGTGTACTGGGCATCCAGATCAGTTACGTTGGCATCAGCCAGGGCTTTCATAATTGTGAGCCTACTGGGAGTGTAAGGCTCCAACTCTCCGATAAGAGCATCAAACTTTGTCAGATTCTCCATAGGTTACTCCTCCTCCTTTTTAAGGGTTTCAGAAAGAGCCTGGGTTTGCTCATCCGTGAGCTTGGAGAGAGCGTTTTCAACGCCCTTAGCCTTTGCATTGGCAGCCACGGTTACACCGATAGCAGCCAGAGCATCCTTGATCACGTTGATCTCATAGCTGGTGCCCTGGAATGATACCTCCTCTTTGGGCTGGGGAGCCTCAACAGAGGGAGTTTCAACGGACACGATCACACAGATCTTTCGACTCACCATGTCATTGACACGATCCAGATCGTCCAATGTGAGCACTTCACCTTTGTGGTGAATGTGCTCTACATCGTTACGATCCCTAAAGTCTTGTAATACTTTCAGTTTAAGCATATACAACAGATTTTATGCAGTGGGTATTCCAGCGTTGCCATCATACTCCGCCTTAGTCCAGTAGGAGCGTGCGACACCGTTTTCATCGTTGGGCACGGTTTTCTCGGTGAAACCTCGTACCTGGAGACAAATGATAGCATCAATCTCCGTAACCAGAGGAATGATCCTGGCAGCACCCTCCGTATATTCAGCAGCAACCTGGTTGCCAGAGGCACCAGTGCGCCACTTGGAGATACGGACACCGTTTCCAGCGTTCAGATAATCCACGTTATCCTCTTCGATCAGCTCACTATCTTCAATAGCAGGCTGGATTTCGCCAATAACGCCAGCAGGCTTAATGGCGATAAAGTTGGGGTTCCAGGGCTGGAGCGGTTTGCGCTTGCCATCCTTTTCAACGCCCATCTTTCGGGTGATCACGGTGATCTTGGGGATCTGGTTCTCCTCCAGGAGGGCATCCAGTTCAGAAACCTTGACGGTCTGAGCCTTTTTGTCGTTGCCATGAGCCAGGAGGCGTGTGGTCTCATCCATGCGGATCCAGGTATAGAGATCCTGGCTCATAAGGATTTCACCAGGCTCAATGCCACGGGTGCGGAGATCGGAGCAGATCATTGAGAGCATGAGGATAGGATTGACCTTTCCAGCAGCAGTGTTTGCAGTGTTCCAGAGGAAAGCACTCATCAGCTTGTTTGTCTCGCTCATCTGGTAATCTACCTCATAAGCACGACCTCCAGGATTGTTGATCGCTGGAACAAACTGGCAAACGCCCCAGTTGGAGAAAGCAGTGAGGAGGATAAAGTCCATCACATCCTTGCAACCCAGATAGGCATTCTGCATTTCGTTGCGGAATGTTTTTTCTATCTGTTTTACTTTGTCTTTTTCCTGGATCCTGGGGTTCTCATAGACCTCCATCATCTTGCGGAGTTCGTGGGCTTTGAGAGGGAATGTGTGTCCTACACGGGGGATCTCTCCAGTCCATATATCGAAACCGTCAGAACGCCTTAACGGTGTGGGTGATTCATCGCCCACAAGCGTTGCCATCACGCGCAACCTATATTTACCCACAATAGCCTCGGCAGTGAGCGACATCTGGGGAGCGTTGTAGGTACACCACTGATCGGAGTAGGTTTTCTCAAAAAGAGCCACCTCCCTTTCACTGGCTTTGTCAAATGTTTTTCTCCAGGTTGCCAGGAGATCCAGGGGAGCACCATCTTTGTGCAATCCCTTGAAATTATTGTAAATTGATTTCATACTACCTTAGCACGATTTGGTGAATTTCACATGAGGGTTGGCTTTGAGGAAAGCCCCAGTATCATCTTTCTGGCTGGCAGGGATCGGCAGTACACGCCTCTCATAGAGTGCATACTGGAGAGTGTCAGCAGAAACATCTATTGAGGTTTCAAACTCCTTAACCTCATTGTCTGCCACGGTTACGGAGTTTGCCAGACCCCTTGACTTGGATTTGGGAGTAGTGGCATCGCCATCGGAGATCACCTCCTCCAACACGTCACCTTTCGCCAGTCCAGTAATGGCAGCAGACAGAGTGATTTTGTAGATATTGCCCTTTTCCTCTATCTTCTTGATAGTGGGCACACTGGCAATGGCAGTGGCAGTGGCACCAGCTTTGAGGATCATATCCCCAACGGCAAAGAAAGGAGCATAAAACTCATCGACCTCCAGAGTTACCAGCTTGGCATCCTCGGAGTCCACTTCTGCGACTTTTGCAGTCTTGATCACTTGAACCAGCCTGGTTTCCTCGTTAGCGATCGCCAGCACACCACCAGGGATAATATCGCCATCAGCGAAATTCTGATTGCTCCTATCCAGGTTGAAGCCTCCAATCACTTTAGAGGGAGATCCAGTAAAGATCGGGCGTGATCCAGTGAACGAATGTTTCTTACGTTTCATCTTTACTTTTGATTAATTAGCGGTTATTGATTCCAGGAGCGCATCAGCAGCACTATCTATTTGCTTATCGCTCGCTGCCTTTTCGCCCTCTCCATCTTTCGGCATCAGACCATCTGTAATGAGATCTTGCTTAATGGCAGTCACAGCCTCCTCAATATCCTCCTCATCGCCTATAGACTTAGCCAGGCGGTTGCGGAGATAGGTGGGGATTTTGTGCTTTTCCATTACGCTTGCAATATCGGAGGATCTTTTTGCCTTAGACTTTTCGCCTTTCATCTGGGCGATCTCATCCTCCAGCTCCTTGATCCTCGCTACGTGTGGATCATCGTCATGCTCCGTTTTGCCCTTACCTTTCCCTTTTTCGGGATCATCCTCTTTGGATTTATCCTCCCGATCTTTGTTCTGGTTGGCGTTCTCCTTTGCGTTCTGCGCCCATCGTGTAGCCTCACCCTGGCTGGATTTGGCGATATTCACGATCTTGGTTGCAGTCTTTTCGATCAGCTCCTCATCGGTAGAATCATCCTCTACGACATCACCGATGCTTTCGGTGATCTCTTTAAGGTACTTCTCCGATAAATGAGTGTCTTTACAGCGGTCTTTGACCTTTGTGTAGAGTGCTTTGTTCATCGTTGATACTGATTAAATTATAGAATGGTGCAAATATAATAATTTTCCTCCAATAAATGCGTTTGGCAGACACACAAAATTAACCAGGTAAATAAACTATTTTTCAGTTACTTAAATTAACCAGGTAAATTTTACTTGAAAAATAATTGCTGAAAAGTTTGGTATATTAAATAAAACACATTAACTTTGCGATGTGTTTGAGAAACACAGATAACTCAAACTGATTGCAACACCGAATTAAAAAAACAAAAGAAAGATATGGAAACAAAAATTGTTTATGTGGTTTACGGATCACGCACCGAGATCAGCAATCTTATCGCCTTTCTGGTATCTGGAGAATGGGCATTTAACTACAGCGGAG